TTCAGAAATATGGATTGGAATTGTTTGTACACATTGACTTCAAAGACACTACCGAAATCTACGTCATTCAGCGCGTGAACACGAAAGTGGTTGTGCGACGTTTGTACACGGTAGCAATTGCGGACAGTATTAATCTGCTCCACGTAATCACAACTGAATTAACAGGATTCCTAAATGGCCACGACCAAACCGAAGCGGGTCGCTAGTGCAAAGCCTAAACCTGCTGTGAAAAAAGTTGCAAAGAAATCTGGCAAGAAAAAGCCAAAGGTTAGTGCAGTTGCAAACCGTGCGCGTAAACTCGGTTTGGAAAGTATGGGGTACGGACGTTGGGGTAAGATGGGCCGTATCACGCACAGCACTAAAGGCGGCAAACTGACCGAAGTTAAGGACAGTAAGCACAATCGCAAAATGTCGCGGGATGGGAAAGTTAAAGCCGACACGGCATTGACCAAACTCAAAGCGCAATATGCGTTGAAAATGGTCAAAGTAAAAACAGCCATTCAAAAGGCTAAGGGACGCGGTGACGATGCGCAAGTTAAGCATCTGACATCCGTATATGAGAAAGTGCGGAAAGAGGGCCAGAAAGCCCACGACCGTTCCGTCAAACTTGGCGCGAAACGTAAGGCAGCGTAATCATGGCTAAGCATTGGTTTCACGGTAAGGCATCATCTGCAAAAAGAAAGTATCTAAAGAAACACCCGAAGTCGATTTATGCGGGCGCTCGCGCTGCAATGGCTTCAGGATACCGGGAACAAGTTCAGGCCCTTCGTGATGAAATTCTGAGACTTAAAAAGCAATTGGAAGCTACAGACGATGATTCGCCTAACACCCGTGCGCTAATGACTCAGTTACGCATGACGCAACGCAAGCTCGCCATACTGAAACAGCACTACGCCTAATCGCGTATATGCCGCGCAAAGAAAAGCCCCCGTCTCTGTCATGGATTCGGGGGCTTTTTCGTTTCTAGGGCTGTTACAGGAGCTTGTAGGCCGTCTGTATTGCTGCGGTGTAGCCGGTGCGCTCTTCGATCATGTCCAGAACCTTGCGGGCGGCTCGGCGGTGTACATCGTTAAGAGCGCCGCTCCCTTTCAAGTCCGTGTAACAAACATCGTCAATCGTGATACTGAAGAAGTTCTGCGGTGCAACGTATTCGACTACAACAACATGTTCGAACACTACAGCGGTTTCCTTAATTGCTTTCATCTTGCGTCCTACCTAGTTAAAGGAGGCCGTACTATGCCAGAACTCATAAGTGCCTGTCAACACAAACTAAAAAGCCCGCCAGACCAGTTAAGGAATGCGGGCTTCGGCTTAGTTCATCTGGTATTCAGTGACCGTGAACTGTTCAGTTTCCAACGACCAGATTTCATGCGCAGAAACACGGTTTGCATAAACGCGTTCCAACGCTTTCTTATTCACACGGACATCGGTTTTGTATTCATGTTTCATATGCGTGATACGAATCATTGAAGCACTACGCATTGCCTGTTCAATCAATGACGCGCCGCCAATTACCCACGCTTCGTCACCGTACTGCATAGCCTGATAAAGCGCTTCGGCATAATCACGTGCAATGTGCATTTGTTGCAAACCCGTCAACGGAATCGAAATATTCTGCGACGTGATTACAATATGCGGACGACCGGGAAGCATGCGGCCTTCGAAACTTTCCCACGTCTTGCGCCCCATGATGATTGGTTTGCCCATTGTGCGGATTTTGAATTGCTTCAAATCCTCGGGCGCGTGCCAAGGCATATGGCCTTCGAAACCAATACCGCCATTTTTATCACACGCAAAGATAACGCCGACTTTAAATGTCATGGCAGAATCATTTCCTTTGAGAAGTTGCCGAACATGAGCTTTTTAACAAAGCGCGTTTGTTCAATCTGAACGAAGATCATCGACGGCACATAGTGTTTAGGAATGTGCGTCAAATCCTCAACCGGGCCGTAGACATCAATGATCTTTTGCAGCATTTGCGGAGTCGCGTAGAAGCTGACTTTGTACGCCGGGTTTTTCATGAATCCCATAAGCATTTCTGCCATCGGGGCTTTCGGGCGTTTCTTGTCGTGCATTTCGTAAATCGTCAAATTCTTATCGAGCATGTTCAGTCTCCCAATAACCTTTGATCACTTTGCAATTCTCAGGCAACCAGCTTTTCAACACGATTTCATCCGATTTGAAATTGGTGTAGATCATGTCGAATGCTTCACGACATTTAGGATCAACCGGACGACAAACCTGAAGAATTTCTTCGGTGGTCATGTCTTTGATTTCACGGGAACCGAACCAGAACAGAACACCGATAGTCAGCGCTTTGTTTTCCGCTTTGTTGAGTGCATAAACGAGCATCACATAGGCTCCGGTTTAATGATATCGTAGGCGCTTGGCAAATCGTCTTCACAGTAGAAACGGAAATCGCCAGATGTATCGCCGTATTCGTCACCGCGATCTATATAGTAATCACGGTCGTTAAAAATGCGTTTCGGGTTGGTGCAACCGATAGCAGCTACAGCACCGTTAAATGCCATCGTTTCAAAATCGCCGATATTGGTCAGATGCCCACGCAATTCTTGCCCTGTGTATTCAGAGAATTGCGTAGAGTCCGTAATTGCATACAGATACCCACACAGAATGGCTTTGTTTACCCGACTGTTAACGATATAGATATTCATAGCGTGCCCAAAAGATGATGGCCGACAGGATTCAAACCGTAGACAGTTGCCAACCGGGTTTGTTTTGTAGGGTGAACATTCACAACGACAGGCACGCCATCCCAATTGCCAATGTGGCCGGGATCTTCTGGCTGAATCAGCGGCATGAAATACACGTGCTTTTCAATCAGCCTGCGCAGCGGATGGTTATGCGGCACCAACATTACCTTTGCATTTTCCATGCGGTGGATCACGTACTCAATTGTGTTGTACGCGAAGCTGTTATCTGTAATGGTGTTATGCAGGCGCGAAAACAAATCCATTTCTTGGCGATCCATTTCTTTCAACGCTGCTTTGATCAGAGGATCAATCATATTCTTCCCTTGTCACACGGGTTTTGTTGCCCTGTGCATAACGAAATGTGATGGTGCCACTTTCTTTCCGGTTAGGTGGGTTCCGATAGAACGTGGTGCCGCGAATGTTGAATTCCTGTTGATTCAGAATCGCTTTTTTCTGTTCAATACCGCCAATGTGTTTGGGCCAGATGTTCAGGCTAATCAACACGTCGTCGAAACCGTCCGGCAAATCAACTTCAGCCGGGTTAAAAATGAAGTGCAGAAGGAACACTGACCTGCGGTCGCGGCTACTCATAGCATCACCGGCGCAATTTCTTCAGCGGACGGTAACGGAAGGTCTTCACCTTCAGCCATTTCACGCACGCGCAATTCCATGCTGTACCAAACAGTCATGTAATACGGGGAATCTTTGTATTCGTCGCCATCACGAACGTGGCGGTGCGCTTCGTCGTGCACCTCTTCCCAATAGAACAGCCACCGGCCTTTTGCATCGGCAAAGATACGATCAACAATTTCGCGCAACGCACCTTGCGCATGGAACGCTTTCGGGTTGTTATTGACGATCAACTTTGCATCGAAATCCACGAACGTTGTGAACACTGCAATGTGCCGTGCGTACAGTTGGATTTCCCAACCCGATTGTTCAAGCATTTCCTGCCATGCCCAAATATCGCTGGTGAATTCGCCGCAATCGCCTTTGGCTTTCCAACGCTTTTTGAAATCAGCGTTGAATTCGTCGCGCACGCGCTGCGCCCGTTCTTCTGCGTTTGGAAAAGCAATTGGGCTAATGTCGTTCATACAAAGAAGTCCGAAAGAAATGCCTGTGATTGTTTGAGAACCAAATGATCGTCGATTGGGTCGGCTTCGCAGGAATCAATGAACGCATCCCAACGATTGTTCAAAGTATTCAGAAACTTTTCATCCGAACCACGACGAATGTAGCGCATCATGTAATCGGATTTCAAATCACGCTGCGGGTAAACGAGGGAATAGATAATCCCGGCGTCACGCATAGCCACGCGCAGAGTTTCCCACGACGGCACCAGCACACGCATATCGTTGCTCAAGTGATCGTTGATTTTGTCGATGTATTCGCCCATTGGAATACCCGGCAAATCGAGGTCGATCAGGTTCGGCACAATCTCTACAGCTTTGGATTTACCTACGCCGGGGAATGCCGAAATAACACGATGAAATTCACGCATTGTATGTGCCTGTCGTTGCTTGCTTGTGGAAGGTAACGCACGTGTATTTGCGTGCGGCGTATTTGTGGAAACCTGCGGCGCTGCCATGCTCATAGAATTGCCCGTCAAAGCTGATAGCGCCATAGGTTAAATCGTTAACCATTGTGCATTCCAAAACGCCTGCACCCTGCTTTGTATAACGTAAAGCTTTCTTCAGGTTAGGCATTTCAACACGGCGCGCTTCGATACCTTGGGCACGAAGAAAACATCCGAGATTTTCACGTAGTGTTTCGATACCTTTACCCGGTGCAACAAACGATGGGACTTCAATTCGAAACAGCGCACGCAGCGTACTCATATACGCACGGTTCAACGAATCAGTATCGAATTGTTCCATTTAACTGTACCGTTTGGGAATCAGGAAAGTGAGAGAGTAATAGTTGTTTGTCATTGGCCCGTTAATGCCAACATTGCTCGGACTCGGATCGACAACAATTTTGCTGTCGTGAACCAGAACGCTATGGTCAACTTTGCCAACGCTGGTGCCACTGAGAATGCAGAGCGCACCACGGCTTTCGCGCAGAACATCACGCACACGCAAATTGTCTTGATAGCGAACCTGAAATTGCTGAAGGTTTTGCGTGGCAAGGTATTCATCCACACGACGTTCGAATTCTTCACCGCTTTCAGGCACAGGCGGCAAACCTTCGTGGAAATGCGGAACCTCTTCAGGACGCTTATTCAGCATGCACGCAATTACAACGCGGTGGCAATCGCCATACAGGCCCATGCTCGGCACGTGTGGAATCGTTTGTTTGTGAATGCTGTACGGATAATCGCGTTTCGGCTCCACAAAATTCGGGTATTTAAACGACGTGATGATGGGTTCACCTTCGTCGAGAAATACGTCGTCAATTGCGATATGCACACCGTTGAATTTCCACGATGGGCCGGGAATGGTTTCATGCTGGTACGGTTCGAACAAACCGCGAATTGAATCAACTTTTATGTAAACGTCGAACTGCACACGCGGCATGAAAATCTTTTCAGCACCTTCAGACAAACGCACCAAATCGGTGGGACTGAAGATTTCTAAATCGGTTGTGAGGCTCATGTAATATCCTCGAAAGCTGGTGACTGGTATGGATGTACCAAAATAATTGGATTGCCGAAGCCTTTAACGTCAACGCCGGTGAAAGCATCGGAATAAATGTGAACGCCATTCTTCACGCCGACAGGGTATTCGCATGACGCCCGCATAACACCGCCTGCAACCATGTGAATAATATTGTCCTGTCGAATCAGCACACGCCAGTAAGCAATTGGAATAAACACTGCATGGCAAACGCGCACACGTTCCCAAAATTCAGCAACGGTTAGCGTGAGCGGTGGCGACCATTCTTCACGCTTTCCTTTCAGGCTAGAAAACATGTACGTTTCATGGGTTGCTGTCATACAATTCCCTTTTAATACGATTGGTTTCACGCACTAACTCAATCGTACGATCAAGGCTGGCGTGGCAATCATCTAATGTTTTGTGGATGTCTTGTAGTCCTTTACAGATTTCCGGCTGCGTGTCTATCTCGACCATACGCATACGCTTCCAATCGAATTCTCGGCGGATACGTGGGCCTATGAACGGCGGTTCAACCTGCTTTCTGCGCAGCGTGTCTTCGATGTCAGTTAGCAGGCTTGCACCTACAGGAATGAAACCGACGATAGAAACACATATCCAAAACAGGAACAGAAATTGAAACAGTTTGAACGGAACGTATGGAGCTGCCAAAAGGATAAGGGCCACCGAAGCGACCCATACCCACAACGGCCACCACCTAAGCAGTAGCTTTTTCATTTACGTGCTTCCCACTTTTAACAACGATCATTTCCTTGTCCATGTGTTCGGTATATTCGAACGACTTGAATATGTAACCTTTTCGCGTGATTTGTGCGAAACCAAGCTCGCACAAACCGAAGCACTTTTCACCGATTTCAAAAAGATCACGAATGGTTTTACGTTCAGTCCACAAAGCGAATGGGTCGGCGTCTGCAAAGGCTTTAGCAATTTCCCAAACTTCGTCGTGATTACTGGCTTTCATTGCTTCGTGCATGTTGTGGAATCTGCCGTGACTACCACGATGGCTAAAGTCTGCTTCCGCCATCATATGCGAATATAGTGCGGTCACAATGTCAGCAAAAGCGATTTCTTTTGGGAATTGCATAGGCACTCACTTGGCGATTGGAACGCCTTTAAACGGCGGATGGCTTTCGTAGCCGGACATGGTGACATCCTCAATTTTGATATCGAGAATCGACGTGTGTTCGCCTGCAATATGCAGACGCGGACTATTGTGAATGATTGGACGTTCCAGCAAAGCTTTCACGCCATCATCGCCTTCAATGTGATTCTGGTAAATGTGCGCATCACCGATTGTGTGGTGCAACCAACGCGCTGTCATGCCGTGAGCGTGTGCGAGCATTTCGGTAATCAATGCGTATTGTGCAACGTTGAACGGGCAACCCAAAAACATATCGTTGCTGCGTTGGTACAATTCACAATCCAGATAATTGCGACCGTTTTCGTCTTTGGTTTGCGATACCGACCATTGCGCCAGTGTGTGGCAAGGAGGCAAAGACATTTCGTCGAGCTGCGCAACGTTCCACCCGGTCAGAATAATTCGACGGCCTTCGCTGTGCTTGTAGATTTCGCCATTGTGAAATTTCAGTTCGTTTTGAATGGCGATTTCGATGTTTGCAATCTGATCAATTTCACGTTTGATGACTGCGTGTGTACGAACAGGACGATCATGCTGTCGATCATCGTATTCGAAATAGCCTTCTGGAAACGCATCGAAGCCACGGTCGCGGTACGATTTCCAATTCTCTGCCCAATCCTCAATATCAACAATGCGAATGTCTTCCCATGCGCGCCATTGCTTACCGTAGATTGGCCCCAAATCACCGTCAATCAAAGCGCGGTCAGGAACGCCCCAATTGTTCAGTTTCATTTCTGCGTAATCGAGCCAGCCGCTTTCGGTTGCATCGTCGCGCTCAAAGTATGTTTCTTTGTAGTCGGTGAACGATTTCAATTGACCCGGCGTCAGCATGCGAATGCGATCCGCCCACGTGAGCATTTCACCGTAAACTTCGGTGCCAGCCTTTACGTTTTGATCCCAAATACGGACGCCCATATCTTTCAGGGACTTCAAATCAAACTTGCCTTCAAGCATCCATTTGATCGTTTCTTTTTTCATTGTTTCAAACGCGAATTTCTTGCCGCTTGTAGCAGGGAAACCTTCACGCAAATCAATGTGGTGTTGAACCGTACCGAACTTCATCAATGTGCCGATGCCGGTACGATCCAAACGTGGTTCACCTGTCTGCAAAATGTCGAGCAGGTTCGCATTGTATTGACGATCAAACTGATTGTTCACCAATTCATGCCGACGATAGGTAACGTTCGGATTATCAACACGTTCGCCTGTAACTGGATTGAACCAATGGCCCCACATTTCCATCGGTTGCGGACGTTCTTCGACGGAATAGAAAGTTGGAATGCCTGCTTTATCCAGCAATGATTCTTGCACACGTTGAATGTGACTTTGTGTGCGATTGTCTTCACGCATATACGACATAACTTCGTCGAAGTTTTCGCGATCCTTTTCATTCAGCATGTTGATACGTGCACTATGTGAAAGACGGCGCATACCTTGAACATTGTCGTGGTTTTCCGCAATCGAAATGCCCGGACTCAAACTGCTTTTCGCCAGCATCGTATCAACCGTTGTACGCACCACCTTCAAAGGTGTGCCGTCTGCCAACGTTTGGTCGCCCAAGTCGATAGCGTATTCAGTACCAACGACAACGTGATCAGGCATTTCGAGACTAGGCGGAATAGCACCTTCGCCCACAACCTGTTCGAACAACGATGCAAAACTTTGTTTGCTTTCCGCATTTGGTGCTTCGCCTTCAGTGCGGAAATAGTCGGCTGGAATGTTTACTTTTGAATCAGTCATGAATAATCACCTAAAGAACAGCGTAATTTACTGGTATGAACCTCACACTCACTTTACAGTTTTCGGAGCTGTCATGGGCGCACCTAACATTCGCTTGAGTACCGACCAAACCACCGGCCACGGCTGCTGGCCTCCTACGTTGCCCGCTGCTGCGTCTATCAACGTGTTTTGCAATGGCAAGGCAGAGGTTCGGGTAGGCGACAATTACATTCCCCACCTGTGCCCCGGCAAAGGCGCGCATACCGGAATGGCATTAACCGGTGCGACAAAGACGTACACAAATAAACGATTGGTTCACACGGCGGGCGGTTCGATTGATTGCGGCGACTTCGCGAGCAATGGCAGTCCTGATACATTTTCGGGGTAAATCATGGCAACGGTTAAAACATATCGGTACAGCGACATCAATCTAAACGCTGGCCGTTTGCCTAGCGCACTCGTTTACGAAGAGGATGCAATTAACCAAAACATTCTGTTGATCATGATGACGCCGATTCGTTCTGCGTGGTTTGATCCGGGTATTGGTTGCATCATCATGCAATTGCTGTTCGATCCAATTGACGATTTAACAGCGTTGAAAATTCAGCGGGAAATCATGACAATTCTGCCGCGTCACGGTGAATTGCGCGTGAAGGTAACAAGCTGCCGCGTATTGGCAAACCCTGATGCACAAGACTATTACGTTGACATCGGGTACGAAGCGCCGGGATTAGACGGGCGTAAAATTCACTTTATTTTTAATATGGGGCCATGAATTCGATGCGTGAAGAATTCCCAATAACGATTTCCGACCTCAGCGAAGCGGCTCAACATTTCGATGAAAAGCTGCGCGAAGAAGGTACTTGGAATGACATGCTGCCGACTACGGTTGGCGCGTTCATCAAACGTATTTTTGCCGGTATGGCAATCGGGCACCAGCACAACATTCAAGTGAGTGCACGGAACGCCTTCTACAAAACAGCACGTCGTGATTCTGCAATCTTTGCAATCGCACGCGGCCAAGGTATTTTCCTTGAGCGCCGCAAATCTGCTGCCTGTACCGTCAACATGAACAACAATTATCCGACTACGATTTTTGTTCCGCCGTATTCGCAGCACAAAGTGGATAGCGTAAGTTTCTACAACCCGAAACAGTATTTCGTTACGCCCGGTGGCACGACTGCTGCTGACATGTTGCAGGGTGAAGTGCGCACCAAAACATTCGATCTTGATTTGATTGCAAACACCGCGCTTTTCGAATTCATTTTGGGCGAGCCGGGTTTCGTCGTTACCTCTGATTTGCTGGTTTATACAACCGACAAAAACACGGGCAATGTAACCGAATGGCACCCAACCACGGACGGCCTTTTCGAAAGCAACGCAGATGATCGTGTGTTCTTCCATGGCACCACTGCAAATGGCGATGCGTCGTTGATTTTTGGTGACGGGAATTATGGTGCTGCACTGCCTCGCAAAGCTACGCTGACAGTTCGTTATATTTACTCTGAAGGCGATTTGCACAACGACATTCTGACCGGTGTTAAAACCGTTTATGTCGATTACCCATTGGTGCAAGGTCAAACGGCTGAAACCACCACGGGCGGCGCTGCGCAGAAAGAAGCTTCGTATTATCGCCAGTACGGCCCTGTAATGTTTCGCAGTCGCAACAAAAAGATTTCTGGTGAAGAAATTCGCGCTGCAATTCTCGGTTATCCGGGTGTGGCTGACTGTGCTGTATTGGGCCAACGTGATATCGCGCCAGACGACAAAACTTGGATGAACACAACGCGTCTTTGTGTGTTGCCTGAAAAGACAGACACGTGGGGTTCCCGCAATCCTAATCCGAAGTCTGCAACGTGGGAACAATTCCGCGAATGGATTCACCCACAACTGCATGACCGTCTTGAAATCCAAACGTGGAACGCTGAAAAGGTATTCGTTTACGTGCGTGTTTCCATTGCGATCTTCGGTTGGGCTGCACACAAGGAAGGTGAAATCAAAGCGCAGATTAACGAGAATATTCTGAAGCTTTTCAAGAAGCGTCCGGGTGTTCTGAAGCGCCGTATTTCCAAGTCGGATATCTGGAAAGCATGTCAGGTTGAAGGCGTCGATTACGTAGAAGTTTTGAGTCCGTTGGAAACGTCGGTTGTGCTGGATGACCCGACGACTTATTGCGCTCTGCAATCTGCACCGCAAATTGACACCGTTATTTCGGAGCGTTCTGATGAATAGAATCACATTTGACGATTTGGACGTAGAGTTCATTCGTCAGGAACCTTTGTGGGGATCTTTTCTGCATGCGTTGGAAGAATTCTACACACAGGACGTGCGCGCCCCGCTGAAAGAACTGCAAGAAATCCGCGATATCAAGGCAAGCACACCGGCAATCTTTATACAGCAAGCTTTGCAGGATATGGGTATCACCATTCCGCAAGATATGATCGTGGAACCGGAACGTTTGTTTAATTCCGTTTACATGATTCCGCTGCTGCATCAAGTGTTGGGATTGGAAAGCGCTTACCGTGCAATCTCTTTTGTGTTGGGTCGTCGTGTTGTTGTGCGCGACCTTTACACCGAGGATTATGCAGACTTCTACGAAACCCCGTTCGGTGCCCTGCGCATCGACGGCGGTACGTGGTACAAAACCACGCACATTGTTTTGGAAATGCAGAAGGTTGCAGACGATCAGGAAATGAGCCTACCGGAAGGAACCACGTTGAAAGACCGGTTCCTTTCTGCGTTTTATCAGCTCGCTCCAATCAATATTGTGGTCGATCAGTTCTTCTTTTTGATTGAAGTTGAAAACACGGAAGACTTCGGCATATACGGGTTCGTTTACAAGCAGCCTGTACGCCGGTTGATTGCAGACCCTGAATACGTTTTCGAAAACGTGGATATGCACATTGTCGGCCCTGATGAAATCGACAATAACGAATCGGCTGACTTCGGTGTAATGACTGCAAAGGGCGCGGTAGCCGTTGTTAGCAAATGGACTACCAGCCATCCGCAGCAAGTGGTATTCAACGGAAACACCATTTCGTTTAGCGGATTCGACACCGATACACTGGTGACAATTAACGCGACAGTGAAAGGTTTGATTTACACCAAAAACGTTACTGTTCGCCGTGGCATGGTTGACGTTTCGCTGGTTGAAATTCACGGCCCTGATTCGCTGAAAGGCGGTGAAGCTGGCGATTACATGTTGATCGCTCACACAGCAGATGGCGCCGTGGAAATCAAAGGCGATATCAAAGTAACGAGTCCTTATGCGTCGATGATTGGCGGGCAATTGGTTGTTAAAACTTTGCCTTCGAATCAGGAAGCCGGTTTGTATGTTGAAATCAAAATCGGCGGTGTGAAATACGTTGGTGCGAAACTGGTTAAACTGATTTGGGTTGATCCTAACACCCATCTGACCGGCTTTGTAATTGGCGGCGATACCGACTTGGAAGAATCGAGTCATTATCCTTTCACAGCGACAGCGTTTTATTCGGACAATACCAGCGCGCAAGTTCTCGCTGTTTGGGAAACCAATAGCCCTGCTGTGATCGTTGATAACGGCGACGTTTACACCAAGATTGTGCACGGTGTAACGGACGTTGAAATCAAAGCAACGCATAGCTATCGCGGTCTGACAATGACGGCTTACAAAGACGTGAAAGTTAGTCCGAAATTCCTTACTGTTGCTGCGCTGGAAATCCTCGGCCCACAGGAATTGCTTGAGGAACAGAAAGGTCAGTACACGTGCATTGCAACATTCTCCAACGGACAGAAAACGGTTATCACCCCGGCATGGTTTACCACGGCCTACAGCATTTCCGAAAATGGTTTGCTGAATACCGGCCTTGTAATGGATTTCCTCGACATCGAAATTCGCGCAACATTTGAAGATCAAATCGTTGTTTATCCTGTCACTGTTCGTCGTGCACCGGTCGTGCTGCAATCGCTAATGGTTTCAGGACAAAACACCGTACGCGAAGGTACTGCCGCGCAATACGATGCCTACGTGCAATATTCGAATGGCAATGTGTTGAAAGTTGAACCGACGTGGGATCTTGAAACGCCTGTAGATTGGGCGACAATTGTTGACGGTGAATTGGTTGTTTCCAATCCACAAGACAGCACCGTTTCTGTACTCGCCAAATACGACGTTAGCGGACGCACAATTTCACAAGCTAAAACAGTTGTGGTTGTTGGCGCTTCGAATAACATCACCGGCCTGTTCATCACTGGTGCAAACGAAGTCAATTCACGCGAGCGAATTATCCTCACTGCAACCGCTGTTTATGAGGACGGAAGTTTCGCAACTGTTAACCCGGTTTGGGAAGTTTACACCGAAGATGCAAACGCAGAATTCATTGCTGCTGACGTAGCCGGTTATGGTGTGATTCAAGGCCGAAGCGTTGACGAAGATATGAAAGTGATTGTGAAAGCAACTTACTTCCAAGAAGTTGCAGAATATCCAATCACCGTGAAATACGTAATGCAGAAAGGCCCTGATGTTCCTGTGTCCAGTCGCATTATCGGTAACGCGGTAATGTACAGCACACAAATCGCTTCTTTCTCGCAGGCAATTCTTTTCAAACAATGCACCGCTGAATTGTTGGTTTCCTCGGATTGGACTGTTGATAACGAAGACGTACGCGTTGACGAAAACGGTTTTGTTACCGCGCTTGTGAATGGCGATATCACATTCGTTTTGACTGCTGTTTGGTCGTGCGGAGGCTACACCGTAACGGATTCTATGGTGGTGACAGTTATTCCGCTTGATGCGCAATACATCGGCCTTGGAATCATTGGCGTAGACACAATTAACCTCGGCGAAACACAACGCTTTAGCGCCGAAGTTTATACGTCCGATGTCGGCATTAATCCCGGTCAAGGAAAGATCGTAACCGCACAATGGCAAGTGCTGACAGACCTGAACAATGTTCAAATCGGCGACAACGGTGATTTGCGAGTAGGTGGCCCGGTTGTAAACCAAACCATCACACTTGCAGCAACGTACACCGTCGATAACGAACGTGTAGAAGGCACGAAACAAATTCGTGTACTCGGTTCCAGTCCGTTCTATGGTGACGCACCGTTAAACGTTCCAATCGACAACCTGTTTGCATCGCAATTGATGATTGTGAATAACACAATTACAGAAAACTTTGAGGAATACGGATGGCTTGTTTATCCGGCAGTCTTCGGGCCTGCGAAAGTGTTGTCCAACGGTTCCGAAGGGGATTGGCAAGGGAATACAGAAAGCGGTGATCCACAGGTTATCCGTCGCGAAACAAACGGCATTTCTTTTGACTGGTACGTGTATCGCACTAAAACAGCGGCACTCGGCCCGAAAGTTTATGAGGTTGTATTCTCATGATGGCACAAAATCCAAACCTGCGCGCCGTCAAGCCATTGAGCAAATACATGGACTTGAAAGTTCGAATGATTGGGCGACAACGGCTCGCCCTTGAATACGAAGTCAGCGGAAACAATCAGGTAAACGTGAGTCTTCCATTCACCCCGGACGCACCAGAAAATCTCGAAATTTATCTGGATGACGTTCGTGTGGTGGGCGGTTACACAATCAACAAAAGCGTGGTGACTTTCACTGCGCCAAAGAATGGTCGTCTGTTCTTTATCTCGGATACGCAATTGGTTGACCCCGGCCTGAAATGGTTGGAAATTCCAACGCAGAATCTGATTCAAAGCGACGACTTTTCTACAACTGCATACGGCACGGATCGAACGGAACAGCATCAAGTTGCAACGTTCACAAAGCCCATTTGCATTAGCCAAGGCGGTCTAGGTTTCTGTCGCCCTAGTGCAGACAATTCAAAGCTTTTGTTTAGCTCTTTGTACGGGCGTTTCGGTCGGGACACAATCACGTACGCATTGATGACAGACGCAGGGCAATTGTCTGATTATCGCTGCATTGACATTCGTATTCGTGACCCGAATTACATTCCGCCAATTCGCATTCAGGCAATTTCTGCAACCGCTAAACCGCTGCGTGTAAACGGAACGGTGGTGAACATTGAAACGCCGGGTGAATGGCAGATGTACGGGGAAGCAATGACCGGCACGATTGAATTGCCGAACAAAGCAACCCTAGAAGAAATGCACGAATACCACTTCGTTATCCAAGGCCGTGACGAAGAGGGGAAATGGTTCGAACTTCAGGAATATTTCGACGTTGGTGAATATGAAATCGTTCTGGAACACAACGATGATTTCGTGATTACACAGCAGGGTTCCACAACTGAATGGGGCTTTGAAAACGGCGAACGTTTATCGGTAATGTGCAAACAAACTGCAACGTCTCCGCTGAACATTAGCCTGCGTGTGGATAGCAAATCCATATTCGACGTGAGCATTGTCGGTCGCGGCCCTGAAGTGTTGGCTGTGATGGATGTTCCACGTGAGATTGCGGATACGGAATTCACATACAACAAAGATCCAGACGGAACAAATGCAGACGTTATATGGGATGTTGATTCCGAAGAGTTTGGCCCGTACGGAATTACCACAACCACAAGCTTTGCAAATGATTTGTTTGAGGATCATCGCGTTGAATTGGATTTCAAAGGAACGGTTACGTTTACCGAACCATTGTACGATCCAGTAGCAGCCGCATTTACGCAGGCTGAATTCGATGTGAGCCGTGTTATCAGCGGGCGTTTCATTACTGCTGAAGATCCATTAGAAAACAATGTGATTGCGCCTAATAGTTCCATTGTCTTGTTGCCGAAAACCATGCTCTGGCGTAATGCAGACATATGGTCGGACATGTATGTTTACGAACCTTTAACGTTCACATACACAAACAAATGGAGCATACCGTAATTTACTAATAGAAACGGCGTGATGTTTGCGCCGTTTAACCAATTGATTTGAGAGGGAAACATGACAGAGCGCAAGATTTTTAACCCGTTCAATGCCGCACCTAAAAAGGTTGAGGCTGCACCAAAAGCAGAAGACCAAGAAGTTGCAACGGCGTCCGCTCTTACCAACGTTGATCCTTCTCAATGCCCGAAGTGTCCGGCGAAAATGTCCACGGCAATGATCTATGATCGCCGACAGGTTTACTACTGTGACGCGTGCCGTGTAACACACCCAAAGGAATAAAGTGATGGTTGATAAGCTGGTATTACTTGATGCGGGCGAATCCGCAATTAACAATGCGAATGCTGGCGGGCTTTTAATTAACCCTGCAAGTTTTCGCATGGGCGATTCAGACCTTTATCCGTCGTCCACACAGCACACGAACATTGTCGGAAATTTCGTAACCGGTGGCGAGATTCACCACGTCGAAGTTTTGAGCGCTAAAACAGCTCGCTTTGTATTGAGTGTTGATACCCGTTCGCTGGCGGGGCCAACCACTGTTAAAGAAGTGGTGATTTTCTTCGAAGGTAACATTGCTTTTGCACGTTGTGTATTTGCAAAGCCTTACATTTTGCAACCTGATGAACCGCTGCGTTTGAGCGTCGTTCTCGGTACAAGTCGCGCCGACCTGACTACAATCAGTGTGATTATCGGCGAGCATGATTCGATTCCGGCCACGCCGTTTTTGTATCGTCTGCCACCACCGGGTAACTCCGAATTCAATGCCATTTCTGTTCTGAATGGTATGCGTCACTTTGATGGAACAAACGGCCCTGTACTCGCTCAGCGTTACGGGGCTGGTGCGTTTCAATGGGCTTTTAGCGAACACCAACGCGTCTTTAACGGTGTTCCAACGTCGGCCACTGCAACATCTTTCAAAATCCCTAACCAATCGTGGGCAGCGAACGAACAGGTAATTGTTCACGTTGTTTCCGGTAGCGGTGAAGGTAAAACGCGGCGTTATCGCTACAACACTGCTGCGGCTGAATTCCGCGACGTTGATAACCAACCGATTCCGAATCTGCAAACATGCACAATTGCTGTATGGCGCATGGTTGGAACTTCTACAGGTTCGGGCGCACCGGGCGCTGGTTTGCCACCTACCGATAACATTCCGAACGATTGGGTATTAACTCCCGGCCCTGACGGAACAGGTACATGGCAACCGCCGAAAGCAGCATCGAAAATCATTGCAACGCTGTACACGAAACCGACTCGCCTTGAAGTAAATGCTCTGACGTTTATGGGTACTGGTGATCAATCTCGTTACAGCACCGGTGAATTGATTGCGGAAAACGCAAACTATATTTACCCTGCACTCGGTATGGCAACGCAGCACCGTACAGCTTTCGAATTGAACGGTTCTGAATTGGAATTCGCCGAAGTTTTGCCGTCCACCATTCCAGTTGATTTGCGTGTGTTCACGCGCTCGCCCTCGACTGGCACACGTGTACTGTTCAAAACCATTGACGCAGTTGGCGATGGTGAAACAGTTGAATTCGATATCGGTTTCGCAGTCGATAGCGCCGCGCATGTTTTCGCATTTATTTCGAGCATGCTGCAACCAGTTTCCACGTACACGTTTGACGCAATCACCAAAAAGATTCGTTTCATTTCTCCACCGGCTGCGGGTCTGCCAATTGAATTCCGTTGTCTGACATACGTTAACGATACCGGCTACAGCACGCGGATTGTGACACGCCTGTATAACACCGATAGCGATACGTTCTTCCTGAAGTTGCCGACCACACCGCAAAGCATCGAACAGGTATTTGTTTCGCAATCTGGTGCGCATGTACACCAAGAAAACTACTCTTTGATTGAAGACGGTCTGGTGTTCACGGAGTCGCTTGAAAAAGGCGTCGAAGTGGAAGTAATGATCTTCGAAAACATTCAAGCGCAGGGTAGTGAAGCAACTGGTTTGAACGGCATTGTTATTGACGGCTATGTGACGAATAAAAACATCACATTGCTGCGCCACGGTGCACCGGCTGTAATGCTTCCAATTCCAGCGCCAGCAATCAGCGTTGGTAAAGGTCTGCAAATTGATGCGTCCAGCGGCCAAGCTCTAATCAGCATTGACGCCGCAAGTTTCCCGAATGCGCCAGTGTTCACGAAATGGAGTATCGACCAGATTGAAAAGAATCAGGCCACGATTATCGTTACCCAACGAATCGACCTGACGAAACCGTGCATCATTTTTGTGACTTGTGACTTCGCCGCGAAACTCGGGCCGGGTTACGTTTCAACAGAAGGCGCGGAAAACATGGAATACGTTGTGGGGATTCGTTCTTCACAATCGAAAGAGCCTGATTTTGGTCGTGCAATTCGTGGTACGAATACAGCCGGTTTGTTCACTGGCTCGCAATCGAAATCCACAATTGGTTATGCCAACGCCAGCATGACGCAAATGTTTGAACTTGATCCGTCGAACCACAACACAGGTTATGTGGAACTGGTTGCAAAAATGCGGATTAACAACGCAAACACTTCGCAGTTCACGTCATTGCTGACACTCAATTTTAACGCACTTGAGATTCCGAAATAATGTACTGGTACGTCGAAGGTAGAGGACTCGTTTCAGGAAACGTTGAGCCAGAAGGCCGTGCATTTCCACTCGACGAAGCTACCTTCGCGCACTGCCGTGACAACTACGAATTACTGGATATTTTTGTACGGGATAATCAACTGCATATCACAATCGACATGCCTGCGTTTCGCGCAACAGCATTATCGAAATTGGTTAACGTTGATTATATCGTGCACAACAACGTGAAATATTATGACGATGAACTCGGCTACTTGAGTGCCACGTACATAACACGTAGTGGGTATCCGTGCGTTCTCAGTCAGAAACAAATGATTGATAAAGTGACCGAAAGGAATCGGTTATTCGCATACAAACGTAGCGGCATAAACAGTGCGCGAACACCTGAAGAGATTGAGGGGTATCTATGTCAAACGCCCTAACGATTGCGCAGTTAGACAATAACTCTGTGACGGTTCCAATTGGCCGCACGGTATTTACGAACACAAAGAAACAGAACTCAAAAGTCGTGCAAGCCGCACAGACTGGCGAAGAACTAAAAGCGCCTACGTATCAACTCATTGAAGCCCCCGGCTACGATGGAGAACAGGCGTATCGTTCGAACATTGACGAAGTTTATTTCGATAAGCCTTTGGATCGTGAAAGTCGCCAAATTGCTGAATGCAGTTTCGACAATGACAAAGGGCTTTTCACAATAGTTCGAAAGAATGGTGAAGTAATTACTGCTTCTAGTTTTCTCCGGCAAATAGATTTCGGTGTTGGCCCACAAGGCCCACGCGGTGATTCTGGAAAAGATCAAGAAGACGGCGTAGACGGTCGCGACGGTGCGGACGGTGTAACAGGTTGCGCGGGGCCAAATGGTGCAGAAGGTCGTCCGGGGCCAATGGGCGATTTCGGTATTGAAGGCCCTGTAGGTCAGCAAGGAATGTTCGGGCCATTAGGCCCTACCGGCCCGCGTGGTGATCGTGGCCCCGCTGGCCCTCCCGGATTCGAAGGCAAACGCGGTTTGTGCGGCCCTAGTTGCCCAACCACAAGCCAAGGCCCGTGCGGCCCTGAAGGCATGACAATGAAGAAAGAAGTTTCCCTGTTAGAACATCCTCAACCGGATGAATTGATTTGGGCCGCTGCTGAAGATTGTGTTTGCCCAATTCGTCCGAACGAAGTTTATCCTGAGTACGTCAGGAAACTTGTTATTTTTGCATAAGGGGAATTGAATGCTTTGTACGACTATTCCAGTCGTAGCGAAATCCCCCGTACCCGTAGCGAAAACAATTGCTGAATGCGGCAAATGGATTACGTTTTGCGGTAAGGGAAAGCACTCAGTTTCATTATTTTTGGGAACGATTCAGGCCCCCGTTGTTATTTGGTATGAACGGGACACGCCGGAAGACGCTTTATACGTTCACCAATTCGATGAAATTGTGGCCGCTGCGCCGTTGGACGATGCCGTTGGTTCGTTCACGTTTCAATATGCGCCACTGGATAAAAAACCCGGTAATGACGAAATCATTATCACGCACGAAGGCAACAGCGTTAACAGTCGCGTGCATGTCCGTGTGGATTGTCCTGAAAGTTTGTGTCTTCCCAACAACGTTAAGCCGCCACCGCTGCAAGAAACGTCGATCAAATGCGGGAAGCAATGGCACCAAGCAGGATACGTAAAAAAGAACACAATTTTGCTCGGCGATGAACCGGGTTTTGTTGAAGTTATTTGGGAAGTGATTGGCACAGCAGAAGTTCGTTTCTTCCAAGACAAAACTTTGCTGAAAACGATTACTTCCAACCGTGACGGAACGTTTAGTTTTTTCTACGATCCGGCATTGGGCGATGTTTATGCAACCACGCAGGGCACCGGCTCTGTCGATTACATTTTCACTTGCCCATACATTCCAGTTGATCCAGAAGTTCCGGTGTATGAATTCACGTGTGGTGCAGAACCATACGCGTACGAAGCACCGCGCAGCGTGGAAGTTAAACTGCCTGTAGAAATTGGTACGATTGATATTGAAGTAACGCTAGTTGAAACGGTGCGTGTTGAATTCCGTCAAAACAACGTTCCTTTTTACGTCCTTTCGAATCACGCGGGCACTGTGACATTCTCGTATGACTTCGATCCCGATAAAGGGAAAGTGACAATTGAAACCACGGGTTACGGTGCAATCAGCGTCAAAGTGAAATGCCCGTACAACGCGCCCGATCCTGATCCGACTGACGTTTTGGATAGCTGCGGAACAACACTCGAAACATTCCCCGGCTGGTCAAACGTTACGCTCGACATGGGCGGCGTAAATGGCACGACGATTCTGGATATCGTGTTAACTGGAACGCCTGTAACTGTCGAACACACAGTGGTTCAAACAATTACTGAATCCGGTTCGTACGAATTCGCTGTAGATAAAGACGTTTCTTTCGTGATCAAAAGTCGCGGCAATGATTACCGTATGCGCGCATCTTGCCCGGTACGAATTCCGACCGAAGAGGTAATGGATTGTGGCACTCAAAAAACAGTTGATAGTTTCTCAAATACGGTCGTTCGTTACGGCAGCTCGCCGGGAAATACAACGATTACAACAAACCTCGACGTATCTGTATATCGAGACGGTGTTCTCCAAGGCATGGGCCAAAACATCACGTTCTTTTACGCAGGCACTGGCGTGGTTAAAATCGTTTCGTTAACAACTGACCAACAGTTGACGATTAACGCGACATGTCCGGCAATCAACCATTTGCCGTGCAACGATCCACTGACACAATTCAACGGCGGCGATAGCGTAATCGTAGATTTTGCGATTCCAAACATTCGCGGTCACGTGAAATTCGAAGTAGAAATAACCGGTTCCGTTTCCATTGCGTGGCGTGTGGGTAACACCACTGTCAAAACGTCCACGGCCACTGAAAATTTTGAATTGATTCTGCGTACAGTTGATGGCCTGCGTGCTGTTAGTTCTGGCACAGGAACATTTAAAATCAAAGTGTATTGTGCAACACCGATCGTACCTGTAACAGTTACGCCATTTACTGAAGTAGTGAATTGCCAACCGGGTCAAACGAGTGGTGGTGTTCCGGGCGGTGATACGTTTGTCACAGCGTCTTGGACAGTCACAGAATGGAGCGATGGCACCACAACAACGTCAGAGAAAGTTTACGACGGTGTGTGTATGCCAGTGACTGAAGTTCCTATTCGTCCTGCGCGTTGGGGCGTTGCAATGTTTGCTAACCGTTTGTTCACTGGTGGCCCGATTGAATCGGAAATTACGCAAGAAGAACGCGATTACGGCGTGAATTCGAACATAACACCATACGGAAAACCTTACACGCGTTGGACAGGCATTCAGGACTTTGCCGATAAGGTAATGACAAACACAATCGTCCCAAATAGCACGACGACTATTCAAATAGATACGGTTGCACCAGCAGACGATTACATCTATTTGATGTGGGATAAGCGCGCAGGGCCAGACGTTGAATTGCGTGTGTTGCCTTTAGACCTTCCTGTTACGTGGAAAGGTGTTGCGTTGCGTAATGACATTATCCCTAACGGCCCGGACTACCCTGAATACGATCCAAATCTTCCTGAAATTCTTACTGTTCGTTACGATGACGGTACAGGCGAACGTGATTGGCTGATTCGTAAGAAGGAAGACACAGCACTGCAAGGCGGAACGCTGAGCGAATCGTACACGGTTAAGTACAAAGTCTAAAGGAATGCAGAAATGCTAACGAAAATCCCAACGCCGATGATTCGTGCAAAGGGTGAAAAAGATTCGAGCGTTCTTGAAGTTAAGAACGAACGACTTGCCGCCACTTCGCCGAAAGATACGGAAGTTTCAGAAGTTGCTTCAATGTTGTTCGACGCTTCGCAGGGTGTTTTAACTCTGCGTTTCGCGAACGGCCAAGAAATTCGCACTTCGGGTTTTCCTACTCCAGACAAAATTCCAGCAGGCCCTACGGGGCCACAAGGTTTAGCGGGAAAGGATGGGAAAATTGGAAAAGATGGTCGCGATGGTGCAGCCGGTGGCCCCGGTTGTGCTGGCCCTCAAGGTGCAATTGGACAAACAGGCCCGAAAGGTGAAACCGGTCGCACTGGTCAACCGGGGCCAATCGGCCCAACTGGCCCTGTCGGCCCAACAGGTTTGCAAGGCCCAATAGGCCCCACCGGCCCACAAGGGCCACAAGGCCCGAAAGGCCCGCGTGGTGATCAAGGCCCACAAGGTAAACCCGGCCCGCGTGGCCCTGAAGGTTTTATGAATATCGTTGTTTCAACGGTTGAACCGGCAGAAGAAGCACGCGTGCACGGAATGCTTTGGGTAAATCCAAACGCCGATTATAACTGCGGTTAAAGGAGCATTTTTATGGGTGAGTTAACACGGGTGCCCGTGGAAATGGTTCGTGCACGCGGTCGCGTTGGTGCAAACCTGAAAAACACGGGTACAAGTTTGCAAGTTGCCGAACAGGATGAATCACAAAGTCCTGTTTTGGTTAGCGGGCATTTGGAACAATTGACAGGCGTTCTTCAACTGACATTGAGTGATAACACATTCATTAAAGTTGATGGATTTTTTACAACGAATAGCATTGTGCAAGGCCCCGCTGGCCCACGTGGTTTAAGCGGAATGAATGGTGTTGACGGTGCAGATGGTCGTGATGGTGAACAAGGGCCAACCGGTTGCCAAGGCCCAGCAGGCCCTCGCGGTGATGTCGGCCCTGAAGGCCCACGCGGGCCACAAGGTATTCAAGGCCCACCGGGGCCACAAGGAACACCGGGGCCACGTGGCGAAGACGGATTTGTTCAAATCTTTATTCAAAGCGAAGACCCAAGCCAAGCGGAAGGCAGTTACGTAAAACCCGGAACATTGTGGGTGAAACCGTAATAAACGTTTGTAAAAAGCTACACAATTAAAGGGGCCTTTGCGCCCCTTTCGTTGTTTTTCGGTAATTTAAACATATTAAAACCGAAGGAAATTGCTATGAGTCAGTTGACCATACGCACTCCACAAGATGCCAATCTGGACATTTGTGAAAGTGAATGGAATGTTTATCAGGATGATGGGACGTGGTTTCGAATTGATCCGGTTAACGATTTGCGCGTTCGCCATGGTTCAAATGAATATTGGTTAACGATTGAATGTGATAGCGGCGTTGACTATTGCCCACCTGAAGAAATGGTTGAATGCTGGCCGGGTTACGCGGGAGATTTTGATAGCGGGGAATTTAAAACCGGTGGCCCAACTGGCTATTTGGTTTCAACCTGCGACGGATTGGCACCGAAAACATATACAGGACACACACCAAATTTTGATGTGGCTGGCGGTCGTTTCTTTGCAACCGCACCATTGCTGCCAAACGCTGTAGCCGAGGCATTGCCCGTTACGTTGTATGGTGAAACAGCAGAAATAAATGAAATGTTGGTTTGGGCTGGTTCTGCATCGGGTGCAATTGACGTTAGCGCACTTGAATTAGATCCCGGTGTTCGTTTCCGTATTTATCACGGTTGCGAATTGCTTGGTGATAGCAAAACCAGCGGCAATTACTTCAACATTTTCTACAATGCCGAACCACCTGAATTGCGTGAAGTTGATTGCGGTGTTCCGCGTCCTGCAAACAATTTCCTAACCGTTCGTGTTGATGCTCCTGCGAATGCGCGGTGGCGAATCAAATTGGGCGAAGTAAACGTCGTTCAATTGACGAACTATGAACGCCCAGCACCATGCTTCGGAACATTTGGCCCTAACCTGCCATGCCGCGTAAATGAAGATCATCGCGTTGTTCCCGGTGCAGCAAGTTACGAAATGGTACATCGAATTCCCGCCAACGGTATCATGCACATTGACCTGACTGTTCAGGGCGTGGCGCCTGTTACCGTTTCTGTGTTTTACAACGGCGGAATGATTGCACAAGCAGCCAGTTTGAATTCTGGTACGAATCAATATTCGGCGATTTCCATTCCGTTCAATTTCACTAGCGTCGGCGGCGATGATTTCATTATTGTTCGTTACGATGCACCACGCAATTACAACAAATGGCAATATTCGATCTACTGCCCTGAGCAACGCGGTAGCCGGGTGTTTCCAATGTTCTGCATGCCAGTGCCGGACGACGTTTTGTGTTTGCCGTTGAATCCAACGCTCGATCCTGTTTACGCACAAGTCGGACAGGGCGCGCAATACAACGACATTTACTACGATTATTCAGGCAAAGCAGAAGGCGATGTCGTCGTAGAATTCTTTGCTGCTGATCCTGTGCAAATGATCTTTTATCAAGGCACCTACCCGAATGATATCGTGGTCGGTGGTACTGATGGATTTGTAAGTGGCCACCAGCGTTTCTACTTTGAATTCTATCCGAAAAACGGTACGACAATTCACGTGCGTGTTCTCGGCCCGTGCTGCCCTGATTGGGCAATGACAGTTAGTTGCCCGGTTCCTTTTGCACGTTTGATCATCGACGACGGTTCGAAAGTTCGTCTGAAGAAAGGTCAAGTGAATTACCTGTGTTTCCGCGCACGTTTGAATCACCGCACTCCGCGTGACGTGAATTTCAGTTTCAAAACAACGCCACTCGATGCAATTGAAGCGCAGGGTGATTGCATTATTCCCGGCTCGATTACACCTTCGCTTTATTGCGACATTTTGTCTGAAACTGGTGTGCAATTTGCCTACTCGACAAACGACGTAAACATTGGCGGTTATGGTGCTTATCGAATTTGCTCGCAAGCTCACGGCTACAACTGCGCGCAAGGTGGTCAGTATTACGTGATGGAAACAGAAATCAATCTGCCTTACGACGGCGTTTATACGTGGATCGGAACAGCGGACGATAACTGCTACATCTATCTGGATTGCGAATTGAAGGTGCAAAAATCTTCGACGTGGGAAGCAAACCAGCAAACAAACTTTGTCGGTCGTAAAGGTCTGCAAACACTTTCGATCATGTATCAAAACGTTCCGCATTGCACACCGGGTTGGGTTAAGTGTGCGATCCTCGGAAACGGACAGGTTGTATTTGCAACGAACGCATCCGCATATCAATGGCGTTCTAAAACAGGCTCGCTGACTTCGGAACCTGTACCAGAACCGCTGAACTACGGCGCCGATTACAACAAAACTCAAAGCACCGGGCACATTCCTGCATGCTCTGAAAATGGCATTGATATTTGCGTTCCAATTTGCGGCACGGATTTGATGGGGCCGAACGTACAGTTCAAGGTTGAGATTTATAACCTGACTGGTGTGAAAGCTGAACGTCCTGCGGCAATCGGAACAATCATCAACGAAAACAATTACCAGTGTGATCAAGCGACTTTGGTAGCGGTTAACGATGGTGGCGCGTGTGAATTCGTAAACCGTTTGTCTCGCCGAATGTTCGTACAAAAAGCGCTCGCTTCTTACGGCGGTGCTTCGTACGTGATGGAAAGAGAAATGACGTTCCCGGTTTCGGGTATTTATACGTTCATTTTCTTCGGCAAAGATGGTGCACAGCTTTACATGGATTGTAATCTGATCGCGCAGTCGAGTGGTGGTTCTGTCGCACGTGCAACCCGTGTGCGTACAGCGGTGAATCGTGGCACACGTCATTTGTTCATCAATTATCAATCGGCGGGCGGTGGTCGTCGGAACGCATATGCTTCAATGTGTGTTCTCGATCCTTCGAATCAGATTATTTATTCGTCGAATGCTGCGGATTGGCGCGGACGTATTATCAACGGCGGTGTGAAACCAACGTGTAATCAATTCGCTACTTCTTGCTTGATTAGTGGCAACACAATTGAGAAGCAACAAAGTGGCGGTGGTGGTTCTACAAACTACACGGTTGGTTATGGCAGCGTACAAGTGCGGACTTCTTTGCACGGAAACGGAAGCCAGCCAAACGGAATCAATTATTCGTTGCAGTACACACCAAACCTTCCAGCCGGAACATACACCGTTAAATGGACTGCGGACGACGTTGCAAGTTTCTACGTCAACTGTAATCACATTCGCGATAAAAATTCGAACTGGCGAGATATTGATACATTCACTTTTGCGCATCCGGGCGGTGCAGTTCCAATCACAGTTATTTATCGCAACACAGGCGGTAACGTTGCGTGGTGTAACTGGGCAATTTTGAATGGCGCAGGTCAAGCCGTTTCTGTTTCGTTGCCGGGTCTGCCGGGACAAGCTTCTGCAATTGGTGATGTTGTTGCGGGCACTGTAGGTGTTCCACTTTATCAATCGTTTTACGGCGGTCGCACAGTGATTCACATTTCCCCAAGCATCGGAAGTGGTGGCCCGAATTACAATTGGTGGAGTGCAGAACGTGATATCAACATTCCAGCGGATGGTTTGTATTACGTTGTAGGCGGTGCAGATGACCAGCTCGGCGTTTATGTAGGCTGCCAAGCTGTTTCCACTGCTGGCGGATTGTTTGCATTGGAAGCAGGCCCGCAAAAAATGCACATTCGTTGCTACAACCTGAAATCGAAGAATCCGAACTATTGCTGGTTCACACTTTACAACCAAGCAGGACAGGTTATTTATAGCACTGCCGCTGCTGGCTGGAAAGGGAAATGGTCTGACCTCGATTTTTCCGGCATGAGCTAATCAATTCGCCCTTCAGAAATGGAGGGCAATTTTAAGGAATATTTTTATGGCTGGCGGATTAACAAAAGTACCACCGTCGATGATTAGCACGTCTCGCTCTGTACCGGGCGCAGTGCTGAAAGATACGGGCGTTGAATTTGAACCGAGTACCGACGAAACGGCGGCACAAGGTGGCGTAAAAACTGCGGTTTACGATAAAGAAACTGGCGTTTTCACAATTACAAATACTGACGGAACTGTAATTCGTTCCGAAGGTTTTCCAACAGTAAATAATATTGGTGTTGGTGCAACTGGCCCGACTGGCCCTGAAGGTGCGCAAGGTTTAAATGGTCGCAACGGCAAAGACGGACGCGACGGCCCGATGGGATGTATTGGCCCTAAAGGTGATGTCGGCCCCGCTGGCCCTGCCGGTGGTTATGGTGGTATCGGCCCGCGTGGCCCCGTTGGCCCTACAGGCCCGCAAGGCGCACAAGGCTTGCCCGGTAGCATTGGCCCAACCGGCCCGACTGGCCCACAAGGTCAATTAGGCCCACAAGGAACACCCGGACAACAAGGCCCAACCGGCCCACAAGGTTTGCAAGGTTTGACAGGCGCAACAGGCCCACAAGGTCAAATCGGTGAAACTGGTTTGAATGGCCCAATAGGCCCGACTGGCCCACAAGGCGAACGCGGTTTGCAAGGTCAACAAGGCCCGCAAGGCGAAACAGGCGCACCCGGTCAAGGTATTCAAGGCCCGCCCGGTGTTTCTGCATTGTTCACAAATAACCCGCGACAAAATGCTGATCCGCGTGTAGGTGAATATCACACGCTCGAAACGAATGATGCAACGTTGGAAGTTTACGGCGAATTCAAATCGGTTGCGCCTGTTCAAGCGCTGACAATTACCTATGAATTTGACGGTGAAACTGCACGGCTTCCACGCGTGTATATCAGTTTCAACAAATATTCCGGCGCACAATCGTACGTGCTTGCAACTAGCACCGATCAAGGCACAACAACCGGTTCGTTTACTGTGACATTTGGTGAAGCGGTTGCGGATGTAGATTTCAACTGGCGCGTAGTTTTGCTGGATACCGAACCGTTCTCCGCTGTACAGGTTTACGATACAACTGCTGTGCGTCCTGATGATCCTGCAACAACCAACGTCATGTTCTATGATCTTGTGTTGAACACTGCTGCAAAACGCACATGTTTGGTTGATTGGGAAACCGTTTCGAATGATGCGAAAGGTTCAGGAATTCCGATTCCAAATACCTACGACAATTATCAGAACTGGTCGCATGCTTCTGGTGCAGCGCTTTATCTGCCGGGTATGCAAATTCCTGCCGCCGATGACGCGAACAATATGGTGCTGACTGGCGATCATATTGAGTCGATTAAAAACAGCGGTAATTACGTTTCGTTGTTGAGTCCGAATGCTTTCAACTTCTTCTCGGCACAAGCGAAACTCAGTTCTACCGATGCGGACGACGATGCAATGGGTCTGGTGTTGGCATTTGTTCGTGATGCTGGCGCAAACCACATGATCGTTGCAAACCGTAACCAAGGTGGTATGGCTGCTGGTTCGACATCGAAAAACTTCCAACTTTCTTACGTAAGAAACAATGTCGTAATCAAAGTGATTTCTGAAGTTGATATCGGTGCAACTGGTCACGCATGGTCGGGCGCATATTCCACGGTGAAAATTGATCGTGACGGCCCTGTTCTGCGTGCGTTTGCAACGCCGTTCGGTTCTGATGTTCTGGACGCAACGCCGCTTACTTGCAACGTGAGTACCGATCCTGATTTGGCAGTGTTTAACACAAGCTGCAATTTCGGCTTCTTCACTTACTCGCAAGCAAGTTCTGCATTCACCGATATGGTGTTCGATTTCGGCGAACCAGATTACGAAACAGCGAGCGGCACAATGATGTTTGAAGCGGGCGAATCTGAGAAACAAATCCCCGTAACGATCATCGGCACAGACGTTCCAAATCCGCCACAGAAAACGGTACAAATTCGGCTGTCGAATCCGCGTGGCGTAACCATTACACCTCCGGGTACTGCAAACGGTACGTTCTAAATAAAATGGCGGGGAGCGTAAAAACTTCCCGCCTTCGGAGTTCGTATGGCAACAGAAATAATTGGGACAGCGTTTTGCGATAAAAACGTATGGTACTCCAGTAACAACGTGAACTATGCGCCATCGTCAATCAATGATGGTTTGGCGGATGGTCGGCGCTGGATTGGTTCGAACGTAGACGCAACAACATCGCTTTTAAACTTTGTTGGTATCAAATTTGTAGGCCCGAAAAACGTAGAAGACATCGTAATCAACTTCGCGTCTTGGGGTAACAGCATTCGCATTGGTACGTGGGCACAAGGTGCCGATCCTGCGTCTGCAAGTTTTACAAAGGCAGATATTATTCCGCTGCAAAGCTACACCGTAAACGGACAGACTGATGCAGATGGCAGCGTAATCAACGTCAGCACGAATTTACGTTTTCTTGTTAACGCTTCACAAATTCCCGGCATAGTTCTGTACAGTGACAGCAACAGTTTCAGTGCGCTTACGAATACACCGGGCAGTGCTAACACAAACCTCAGTATCAACGAAGTAGTTGTCAGAGGCGTCAACGCATTAGAACCTGAATGGGCTAAGCAAATTGGCACAGCTATTTGCTCTTCGCAATACAACGATTTCGGTACAGTTGCAGCGGTAAACGATGGCAACACTGCAAGCGGCTGGTCTGGTGGTAACGTTGGTGCAAACGCTATTATTGATTGGGTTGCGCTTCAATTTCCAAGCCCAATAAAACCACGAAAAGTTGAGTTCTATTTTTATTCGTGGGGTAAAACAATTGCACTCGGTTATTCAAACGGTACGCCAACGGTAAAAGGCGATTTCACTGTTCACCGTTTGATTGACGTTACGGTTACACCAACCGATGACCTCGGCGTTCCGTGGGGTCGCGGCAAAGTAAACACACTTTTGATTCCAGCCGATGGGCCTTCTGGTTCTGTTTGGGGTACGTGGACAAACGATTTCGGCGCCAGCATCATGGGTTACAACAATGGCGGGCTTGATCGTACACGTTTGATGGAATTAAGTGTTTATGGGCCAGTGCAAACAAGTGCAGACGGTTTGAACCCGAAACCTCCTGCAATCGTTCCTGTTTTACCATTCAGTGCAACGCCCGCAAGTTGGGTACGTACTGAATACAATACGCCCGGTGATTTTGTTTTCACTCCGGCTGCTGACACAACGTTAGTTTTAGCAATCGTTCAAGCGGCTGGTTCTGGTGGCCGCACCAACATGAACGTAAACGGAACCGTTACACAGAACGATTCCACGTTGAATGGCGGCGCTTCCACAATTGCTACAACAGAAGGTTTGTTTTTAACTGCTCCCGGTGGTACAGGCGTATCAGGCGGCGGTGTTGCAACTTTCAATAAAGGTATTGATTGGCTACGTGAAGTTGATACAGGCTCACGCGCAGGCGGTACAAGCGCGAGTGCAAATACCGTGGCTGGTGCGCAATCTTTCCTTACGGGAACGGTTGGTGCGGCTTTCACAATGGTTGCGCAACAAACAAACCTGCCAGCTACAGCAGCACTCAATACATTTACTGGCGCAGGCGCGTTACAACTGACGCCGATTTATACGGGTAATGCGGCACGAAACGCGACTTATGGTTTGTCTGTTTCTGCTGCAAATGATTCCGTAACGCTCAACTTCAAAGGTTTTGCAGGACAGCAATTAACGGTTCCGTATAACAGCACAGGCACAACGCAATTCACAGTTACACTCAATGGTAATGCCATTGACGGTGCTACCGCTTCTTCAGGTGGTTTTTCGCGCACATACACCCTCGCAACTACAGGTGATCAAACTCTCGTTTTAACTAAAGTTGATAGCTCTGTCGGAACGTTGGGTATCGCGTCGATTACGTTCGGCAACTTCGGCCAAGCAGGTTCTATTTCTGGTGGTTCTGGTCGCCTTGCACAAGCCTACATAATTCCAAAAGTTTTAAACGTTCACGTTGGTGCTGGTGGTATTGGTCAAGCCGGTGGCCAAACTGTAGCGGCTGCACAAAATGGTTTGCGTGGTTCTGGTGGTGCACCGGGCGGTAAAGGTGGTGACGGCGTTGTCGTCATTTACGAATTCAAAGGCTCTGTAGTTTTTGAAAGGCCCATCGTTCCACTGTTTCCAAACTACAACAATTTGACGGCTGAACTTGTCGGTATTTACCGCACAAATTTTATCGGTCAAGGGTTGGGAACAAAGCAAAACTATGTGCACAAATTGCGTCCGCGTACCAAATACGTTTACGTGATTATGACTGGTGCAGGCGGTGGTACGGTAAACACGTACACAGGCCCTTCAGCATCGGTTCCGAACGATCCTGCAATTGTCAGCATAGGCGCGAAAACGTTCACTGCTGGTTCTGGTTCTTCTAGTTATCGGATTATGTCTGGTACGTCTGGTCAGTATCCGTGTAATGCTGGTGATGGTGGTATTTTCACAAGTAATGCCGAAACGATTTACCAAACAAACGGCCCCGGTGGTTCAAACTTTGCCAGTCCAAATAGTTCTGGTGTTGTGGGCAATTACGGTTGGTCTGGTGGTGGTGTTCAAGGTGCTGGTGACGGCATTAACAACTCTGCTTGGCCGGGTGGTGCAGGTTCTACTGCAATGTTCATCCTTTCTGGTGACGATATTGCGAGCGGCACAATTGATATTCAGGTTCCCGGTGGTGGTCGCGCGCCTGCAACTGGACAATACGACGTAGGTAATCCCGGCGCCGTGTTTATTTTCGAAACTGAATCTGGTTTCGGATTTGCCACAACGCAATTGTCTGAATTACTTCTGACCAAATCGGCTATTGCTGCAACAACCGTTACACAAACTGCTGAACTTGTTTTGCAGAAAAGTGCACTCGGCCCTATTCGCACCTCACAAGTTGCTGAATTGGTTCTGGTGAAAGATACGTCCGTTCCTGATATGCAGGTAGCGAACGTTTACGCAACGCTGGTCTATGATGCGCCGCCTACAGGCATGAACATCACACAAACTTCTGAATTGGTTTTGCAGAAGGAAAAGATTGGCGGAACGGCAACCACACAAACTGCACAATTGGTTCTCCAGAAAACAGCACGTAGCCCGTATCGTTTGACGCAGGTTTCGGAACTGTTTTTGGTCGCAGAAACACCGACCATTTTCTGGTTGAATTTCGGTACACTTGATAATCCGATTCGTTTCCAACTGTATGATTCTGCAATTGGTCGTGCATCTTCGGTTCCGCCGAATTGCAAGATTCAAATTGAGGGTTATTTCGCAGAAGGGACGCATCTGGTAATCAACGGTGTTCCAAGTGGCATTGTTGCAAACGTGCAAAACAATGATCGCGTTTACATTCATGGCGGCGTGACAAACTACTGGCAGAAAACAATGCCGGTTTATGCCTACTACGAAGAGAACGGCGAGACAGCGCGTTTGTTGGTTGGTAGCTGGAATATCAATCAGCCTGTATTGGTGCCGAAACATACACAAGCTTACTACGGTTCGAAAATCACACCGTCGTGGCTGCAATCGCGCACAGGGTTTAGCGCGGCTGCATTGCAATCCTTTGTGACGAAAGCTTTGATGTCACTTGTGCAACTCACTACAGAAGCGGTGCATAACCTGTTCGGTAGTCTCGTTGATTTGATTCAGGAAAAAACGAGTGTTAACACACGGATTGCAGAAGTAACAATTGGTTGGGACATGTCGAAAGCGTTGTCGAAAGTTTCCGATACTGTCGTTTGGGATTATGTGCAGGCATTGAGTACCGACGTGAAAAACGTTGTGACTTGGGGCACACTGAAAGCACAAACCAGCAAATTCAAACAAGCTGATTTCATTGACACAAAAGCTTTGTATGGAAATGTTGGAACTTCCTACGATGTTCGCAGTGGTTCGGGTCTGTCGTACTTTGCAAGCAGCGGCGTTACATTGCTGTCTACGAATTACGCGCATTTCGAATTGGATACCACATTCACCCAAGCTTATTACGGGGATTACAACGCTGCTGAATTCGTCGATCAAAAGGCGGGTTACGGAAACGTTGATACTGAATATGTGTATTACGCTGTCGATCATTCGATTCATTACACAGTGGTTTATATAGCTGTTCCAAGTAGCAGCACAACCATTCTGTTTGATATGGAACCAATGAGTACCAAAGCCTATAGCGTTCTTTCGGGAATGTTGTGGGAACGTAGCGTGGCACAAGGCACCGGTCATTGGGTAATTCCAACGGATGTTGCTTTGCACACTCAAACGTATTACGGCTTGTTTGGTGCTGACGGCGTGGATGCGAATTCCGGCCATAGCGAATATACAGAACGGGAAACGCTGGCAATCAACGGCCCGCAACAGGGTTATTTCGGCACGACTTCTTTGTGGATGCAAAACTATTCCGCATATGCTGAACGAAGCCCAACCATTAAACGTTCGGAAAAAACCGCACTGTTTGACGTAACGCCGATTAAAACCACTGCGAAAAACGGTGTCTATAATCTGAAACCATTCCTTGATATGCAATCGGTCAACCAAATCGGCCCTGCTTCGTTGTACAAAGGGTTTGATTCGTTGTCAGACATTGAAGCTTTCACAGAGAATTTTGCTGGTGTTCACATTGGCATGAAATACAACGGTTACGTTTACACATTGGATGTAGACAAATCGTTTATTTGTGAAATATTCAACAATGGCCCGGTCAAATGGTTGCTGCAAGGTGGTTAATTTAATGGAAACCCCGGAGAAAAAACAATGGCTGCACTTATACCTCGCAAGAAGTTAAGTGAAGTCGGCAATCGGCCAAGAAAATTGTTTGAAATAACAACTCTTTTGTTGGCCCCAAATGCCTCTGAGTCTTTTGTCATTCCTTGCGGCGCAACCGCGATAGTGCAAAGGCTCAGAGTTTCCGCCCCTTGTATGGTGGAAGTGTACGGCGTAGCGGATCATAGCCCAATCATTGACCCGACGCCGTACAAGTTTTTGGCAACCGCTGACCACTTATTTGATGATGGTTCTACCGTTATGCGGGACGGGACAATTATCAAAACTCGACAGTATTCGATGTTCGTAAATTTGGACACGCCTTTGAAGCCCCAAATGTACGGCGTCATCACAAACACAACCGCGCAAAGTGTCGCGATTAAACTTACACTCACATACCTGACCGTTGAGGATTTCTAAATGGGTATTGCAATCCGCAAAGAGGGTTTTACCACAGCCGGTAAAATCACTCTCGCTGTAATTGACGACATGTTGGCGAATGGTTTCAAAGCCATTTTCCCTGTCGATGGAACACAAGCCTACGTAAAACCAACTGGCGTAAATGCTGAAAAATTCAGCGTTACTTTGGAAGCGGGGCCGAACGTTGACCCATTGAATCCATTGGTTGCCGGTGCTACTCCGAATCAACCGTGGCGCGTTGCATTTTCCGTGACTGACAACGCCACAATGGGTATGTTTGCAGGTTCGCCGACTGCACTGCCTAACGACGGTTCGCTGCCATACACAACCGATTCCGTAACTGAAATCACCACGACCACCGTTCGTATTATCGGTGCACGCGGAATTGTCGGTGAAGATTACACCCCGTATCGTTTGACGCAAACCGCTGACAAACCGTATTTCCAAAATGCTGGTCTTTTCCAGCCGCATTGGAAAAACAAAACAGAAGGTTTCATCAACCGTCGTACCAAAGTTTGGGTTGATTCGATTGTTGGTAACTCCCAATCGCAAATCGAAACACCACCAGTTTTCCCGACTGATCCAACCAAAGACGTTAGCGCGACCTACCCAATGTCGTACTATCTGGCAATCACTCCACGTGGTTTCTACTTGTCGATTTGGCAAGGCGCCGGCACAAACGTAAGCGGTACAGATTTTTCGTGGGTTCTGGTTCAACGTCCTGTGCATCGCGATACAGGCATCGTTGTTGTTGAAGGTAAAGCTCCTGTATTTTGCGTTAACGCAGTGGGCAACCAAATCAACCGTTTCGTGGTTCGTGAAGCCGATTTGGTTGACGCTTCCACAATTACTTCGGCTGTTCTGGATACCAAAGATACAACCGCAATCATCAACGACAAAAAACAAATTGGTGTTTCCGAAAACAACCAGTACATCGTTAACTATCCGTCGCGCCTGAACACTCCGCGTTACGCATACACCTACGAACTGGACATGATCGGCTACACGTCTGCAACCGTTGTCGGTGGCACCACAGAAGTTCCACAAACTCTGTACGGTGAAGAAACTCCGCGTAAATACATTGGTATGCACGCGAACATTCTGAACAACAACGGCATGCGAATTGTTGCGCTCAAAGAAGGCGGCGGCATTGCTGCTCCTGCACCTTAATCAAGGGGAATAAATCATGGCTGGAATTTCCATCCGTCGCAGCGGTTATACCCACGTGGGTGAACTGATGCTCGCCGTTGTTGCCGACCTTACGGACAACGGTTTTTCTGTAATCAATCCGGTGCCTTGGGTTCCGCCTGTAGATGCAACCGGGCGCGCCAAATTCAAAGTGATGTTGGAAGCAGGTATTGCGGTTGACCCGTTGAATAACCCTGCACTTCCTGCAAAGCAACCATGGCGCGTACAAATCGAAGTTTTCGATAAGCACACTGCCGGTATGGTTCTCGGTTCTAACCAAAGTTTGCGTACCGATGGTTCGCTTTCTTGGACTACCACAGGCACCACCACAAAGGTTCTGGCTGGCCCCATCGGCGTTGTCGGCGGTCGTTACACCAAAGGCACTACGCCAGCGGATAAAGCGCCTGATCCAACCAAACCAGAAGACGGTTTTATTAACCGTACTTCGCGTGTAGTTGTCGGTTCCGCTGACATTTCCGATTCTGCACCAATGACCTACTACCTCTGCATTGCAGAACGTGGTTTTGTTCTGTGCGTTTGGGAAGACTTCACTTCTGACCTCGGCGCGAAATCGGTTTCGTGGGTTGTTGCACAGCGTCCGGTTGATCGTGTTTCCGGTGCCGTTGTTATCACTGGTAAAGCACCAGTATTTGCAATGTTTTCCACCGCTGAAAAGATTCAACGTTTCACCGTTCGTGAATCCGACGTTATGCGTCCTTCCGATGCAGTGGACGCGGGCATTGATACCGAATACAACAACGCAATTATCAACATTGCGGAACAGGTAGCAATTTCCGAAGGCAACCGCTACGTGGTTTCGTTCCCGTCGCGTTTGAACACCACGCGTTACGCATACACCTACGAACTGGATATGCTCGGTTACACCAGTGGTGACGTTGTTTCGGAAAACACCGACGTTCCGTTGAAGGTTTACAACGAAGCTGATCCACCACGCAATTACGTTTCGCTTCTGGCGAACGGGCCGAATAACACCGGCATGCGTATTGTCGCACTGAAATCTGGCGGCGGTATCACAGCACCGTAAGCAACACCGGGACGCGTTCCCTTGGAAGGGGGATTTATTCCCCCTTTTCCATTTTTCGGAGAAATATTTATGCTTTTACAACACGATGGCTTCGATAACTACGGAACCACTGCCCTGCAAACGGCCACGAACGAATCGTCGAAGCAATGGGTTAGTCGTGGTTATGTTTTGCCTACAGCCGGTGTAACTCCCGCCACTGCATACGGTAAAAACTCTGGTAGTTTTGGCCTCGGTTTGAACGGTGCTACCACTGATCAAACTTGGATCAAACGTCCAATTCGTCACGAATCGAATAACACTGGCGCAGCCTTTACTCCACAAGGGAAATTGGTTCACGCTTTTGCAGTTCGTTTTGTTTTGCAGCCAACCGGTTCGCTGAACTTTGCACGTCTGGCCGGATTCAATCTGAACATTGGTTCGGACTGGTTCATTTACGCAGACGGCGTGGTCACAGATTATCAATGCGAATTGAACATCTGGAACTTCGTTGAACTGGAATACGAAATTGCTACAAAAACAATGCGCGTTTACATGACTGACACGCTTGTTGCCACCAAAGTTTTGACCGGTACACCAGTTCTCGATTTTTGGGAAATTCGTTCGCAATTCACCAGCGGCGGCAACACCAGCATTTACATGCACGTTGACGATCATTATTTGCTGGACAGTAACCCGACTAGCCCGAATGGTTCGGCAACTACGAACATTGAACGTATCGGAAAATGCAACACGATCACGCAATATCCAACTGCGGATAGCGCCGTTGCAATGACACCGTTTCCTGCTTCGCCTGCAAACAACTTCTCGAAAGTTAACCAACCGACGCACGATGGCGATACCACTTATGTCAGCACAAACGTTCCCGGTACAACCGATTTCTACGTCAACCCAACTGCATTTCCAACGGTTGATGATGCGGCAATTCGCGCAGTTACTATCTGCCCGGTCGCCCGTATGCTTGAACCGGATTCCATGAGCTTGACGGCAGTTGTGCAAGTTGGTGCGACGATTAAAGAAGGGCACCGAATGAAGTTGAAAGCAGGTTCTTATACTGCTGAAAACCACATCTTCGAAGTCAACCCGGCGACCGGTGTGCAGTGGACTCCAACCGAAGCACAGAACGTGAAATTTGGTCAGCGCCTTCTGCCTAAACCAACCTAAAATACGGTAGGTGATTTATGGCCCTGATTTACGCAGACGATTTCCAACAGTTTGCAAAAAACCAAAACAACGCAGCGAACACTTCAAACTCTGTGTCTGCGGGACAATCAATTGCAATCAGTGATGCCATAGAAGCGATGGGGTTTTACCGCCCCTCCGCTTTTGTTTGGGGCACCGTTTTGCAGTATTGGTCTTCGGTTGCGTATAACACCGCAACAGGTAGTCTGTTTTTCATAGACCGCGCACAGGCCAATAACCCGTACCTTGCTACGTCAACAACAGTAGACGGATTGAAACGCGACGTTGTGCAAAAAGGCGACACGTTTTTCCTAAGCATTCAGTGGGCCTGTCAGCAAAGCGGATATTCACCTGCTACGTACCCCGGCCCATTCCTGCGCTTGAATGATGGTTTGTTTTCTGTAGAAATTTCTACAAACTACACGTACATTTTCAATGGCGTGGACACCGGATACGATGCTGTATTTGATGTAGAAATAACTCAGTTTCTGGAAATCATTGTCGGCCCCGGCTACGCGGAATTGTGGAACGGTGATAACCTGATTACTCGCCAAACCACGACAACAGTTCCAATCAAGAATTTCCAAATTCGCATGCCTCGCGCAATCACATTTAACAGCACGGCAAGCGGATTCAAATTGTTAGGGATCATCGTTTCGGACAGTTCCGGCACAGCGTTGAATACACGCATTGGTCGAAAGCTTCCGAAATCCATTGCGCTTTCCAGTGTTCCAAGCACGCAGCATTCGTTTGAACAGTTGGGCGGCG